TGGCATGATGCGGAAAGAGGGAAGAATGAATATATTCCCACAGATGTTCATTGGTCAGAAGTTCCTGGTAGGGATGCTGCATGGAAATCCCAAACTATTGCCAATACATCTGAACAACAATTTAAAATTGAGTTTGAATGTGAATTCTTAGGATCGGTTGATACTCTTATTGCACCATCCAAACTTAGAACTCTTGTATATGAAAGTCCAATAACAAGAAATGCTGGATTAGATATTTACGAAAACCCAACCAAAGGTCATGATTATCTAATGACTGTTGACGTTGCAAGAGGAGTTGCAGAAGATTATTCTGCTTTTGTTCTTATTGATATTACAGAATTCCCCCATAGGATTATTGGTAAGTATAGAAATAATGAAATAAAACCCATATTATTCCCTAATGTAATATATGAAATAGCAAAAAAATATAATAATGCATTTATTTTATGTGAAGTAAATGACATTGGAGATCAAGTAGCATCCATTATTCATTATGATCTTGAATATGAAAATCTCCTTATGGCATCTATGAGAGGAAGAGCTGGTCAAGTTATTGGTCAGGGATTTTCTGGTAAGAAGACTCAAATGGGAGTCAAGATGTCTAAGACTGTTAAAAAGGTTGGATCACTTAATTTAAAAGCTCTTATTGAATCTGATAAGATAGTCTTTAAAGATTATGAGATTATATCTGAATTAACGACATTTATTCAAAAGCATAATTCATTTGAGGCAGAAGAGGGATGTAATGATGACCTTGCTATGTGTCTCGTCATATATGGATGGTTAGTACAAAATGATTATTTTAAAGAACTTACTGACCAAGATGTAAGAAAAAGGTTATATGAAGAGCAAAAGAATCAAATAGAACAAGATATGGCACCATTTGGTTTTATGGATGATGGATTAGATGGTGAGAGTATTGTTGATAATGATGGTGATAGGTGGTTTGCTGCAACAAAAGCAGGGGATGAGTATGGTGATATGTCTCATATGTGGGAATATATGTCTTAATGGAATTTGATAAACAATTAAAACTAGGGCATTTATTGCTTGTCGATAGGAAGTGTAGGAAGTGCGGAGAAGAGAAAAATCTAGTAGATGGTTTTTATAGAACTAGAAAAAGTAGAGGAGCTGTTGCGTCCTCATATTCTTATGAATGCAAGATATGCACAATAAGAAGGATAGTAGAACGAAGAAAAAAGAAACCTTTTAGTGATTGGTCATATCCAGATTGGTAACTGTTCACTCCCAGTTTCCCCAATGAAAATGCCCTTTTGAATAAATATTTTCAGACAAACTGAGACTCGGAGAAAGACAACATGGCGACTCCTCAATTATCTCCTGGAGTACTGGTAAGGGAGGTTGACCTAACAGTAGGAAGAGCAGAGAATGTATTAGATAACATTGGTGCAATTGCAGGTCCTTTTGAAATTGGACCCGTTGATGATATTATCGAAATTAGTACAGAAGAACAATTAGTTAGTACTTTTGGAACACCAATAGGAACTGATGCACAGTATCAATACTGGTTGAGTGCATCATCTTTCCTTTCATATGGTGGAGTCCTTAAGGTAGTTAGGACTGCAGGTAGCAATCTGAACAATGCTAATGCAGGTGTTGGTATAGCATCAACAACAACTCTTCAAATTTACAACTATGATGATTATCTAAACAATCATCAAAGTGATGCAACATTTACTTACTCCACAAAGAACCCTGGAACTTGGGGCAATACACTCAAAGTTTGTCAGATTGATGATGCTGCAGACCAAACGATTGGTATTAGCACTAACAACTTGTATAATGCTGGTGCTCGTGTTGGATTTGCTGTTACTGCAAATATAGACGGACAAGTTATTCCAGGAATTGGAACCACTGGTTCAATTACAGGATTCCTTAAGGGAATTATTACTGGTGTAAGTACAGACTCTACTAATAGTAATAGTACCTTTGATGTTAAGATCACTGATAGAATATCAGCAGTTGGTGGTATAACTTCATACTTCCCAATTGATTATGCTGAAGGAAATGCTATTGCAGCATTTAAAGTAGATTCATCTGTTCAGTTCCTTAATAACTCTGGTGTTACTACTGGACACTCTGCTAGCGCAGCATATACTCCAGCAACAGTTAAAGACTGGTATGATGAGCAGACATTAGGACTTAATAATGCTACTGTTTACTGGAAGACGTTAGCACCCAAACCAATAAGTAGCAATTTTGTTACTCAAAGGAAGGGTAAGAATGACGGATTGCATGTTTGCCTTGTAGATGATGAAGGCAGATTAACTGGTATTAAAGGAAATATTGTTGAGAAGCATCTTAACCTTTCAAAGGCAAAAGATACAGTTTCTTCAGTAAATCCACCAGAAAAAACTTATTATAAGGATTATCTCGCACTTTATTCTGATAATCTTTACGCAGGTAAGAACCCATCTGCAGCAGCTGATGCTTACTTCGGTACTGCACCATTAGCAACTGGATTCTCAACATCATGCACTCCTGTTACAACTGGAGATGGTTTGTGGGGTCTAGATGCACAGGGTGTTACTTACTCTAGTTTGGGTAATGTATCTTATACACTCTTAGGTGGACAGGATTATGGTTCAATTCCATCTGGTGAAACAAAAGGTGGAATGAGTGCTACATTAGCCGACTTGATGACATCCTATAGATTGTTTGCCAATAAGGATGAAGTTCAAGTTGATTACCTCATTATGGGTCCAGGATGCACTACAGAATTTGATTCTCAAGCAAAAGCAAATCAATTGCTTTCAATTGCTGGAGATAGAAAGGATTGTATGGCAACCATCAGTCCACATAGAGCAAATGTTGTTAACATCACTAACACTGAGACTCAGACTGAGAATGTAATTAACTTCTTTAGTCCCCTCTCATCTTCATCTTATGGTGTATTTGATAGTGGTTATAAGTATACATTCGACAGGTTTAATAACGAATTCCGTTATGTTCCTTGTAACGGAGACGTTGCTGGACTAATGTGTCGCACAAATATCGTTGCTTATCCTTGGTTCTCTCCTGCTGGTCAGCAAAGAGGTGTTATAAACAATGCAGTTAAACTTGCATATAACCCAAGTAAGACACAGAGAGACCGACTTTATCCACAAAGAATTAACTCTTTCATTACCACACCTGGTATTGGAACACTTCTCTTTGGTGATAAGACTGCACTTGGATATGCATCAGCATTTGATCGCATCAACGTTCGTCGTTTGTTCCTCACAATTGAGCAAGCACTTGAGAAAGCAGCACAAGCTCAACTCTTTGAACTCAACGATGAGTTGACAAGAGCAAACTTTAGAAACATCGTTGAACCTTATCTTCGTGACATACAGGCTAAGAGAGGATTATATGGATTCCTCGTTGTTTGTGACACAACAAATAACACACCTGATGTCGTTGATAATAACGAATTCCGAGCAGACATCTTCCTGAAGCCTGCAAAGTCTATCAATTACGTAACCCTGACCTTCGTTGCTACCAGAACTGGTATCAGCTTTGAAGAAGTCGCAGGTAGAGTTTAAGTTCTGGCTCTAAATACCCACGGAGGAATTAATCAATGGCAACAACCAGATCAAACAAAAATATTGCGGATTTTAAATCCAAACTGATAGGTGGCGGTGCTAGGCCGAATTTATTTGAAGTTGAACTTACTACATTACCACCTAATGTAGTATCTAATTGGGATGCAGACGTTTTCAGTTTTATGTGTAAAGCAGCTTCGTTACCTGCCCAGAACATTGCAAATATCGATGTTCCATTCAGAGGACGGATATTTAAAGTTGCTGGAGACAGGACAATTGATACTTGGACTGTAACAGTTATTAACGATGAAGACTTTAGATTTAGAAATGCATTTGAAAATTGGACACAGCAGATTGCTGATCTAGATACCAACCTTGGTACTACTGATCCTAATGCTTATATGACCAATGCCAAAGTTTATCAACTTGGTAGAGGATCAGAAAAGAGCAGTCAGAGTGGTAATGGAAATGAAAATGTAGTACTAAAAGAGTACGAATTTATCGATATATGGCCATCAACTGTCGCCCCTATTGACTTATCTTACGATACAGGGGATACTATAGAGGAGTATACAGTCGAATTCCAAGTTCAATCTCTCAATTTGGCTGGAGCTGGCAATCCTAACTAATCGTAGGGTTGATAAATAGTAAAAAAGTTTCATAATCATGGCAAAACTATTTGGGTTCTCAATAGAGAACGCTGATGAACAATCACTGCCTCAAAATGCATTATCTCCCGTTCCTCCTAATAATGAGGACGGGAATGATCATTATTTGAGTAGTGGTTTTTTTGGTTCTTATGTTGATATTGAGGGCGTATATAGAACTGAATTTGAATTAATTAAAAGATATAGAGAAATGGCACTCCATCCAGAAGCGGATAGTGCTATCGAAGATATTATAAGTGAAGCTTTAGTTTCAGATAGTAATGATAGTCCAGTAGAAATTAATTTAGAGAATCTTAATGCTAGTGATGGTATAAAGAAGAAAGTTAGAACTGCTTTTAAATTCGTTAAAGATTTAATGGATTTTGATAAAAAAGCACATGAGATTTATAGGAATTGGTATGTAGACGGTAGATTATATTATCATAAAATTATTGATTTAAAGAATCCAGAACAAGGTTTAAAGGAAATAAGATATATTGACGCAATGAAAATGCGTTATGTGAAACAGCAGAAGAAAAATAAAGATGATAAGTATCGTGTCACTAATCATGCACAAGATAATCCAATGGAATATGATTTTCCAGAATTGGAAGAATATTTCGTTTATAATCCTAAAACAACATATCCAGTTGGAAGTCCCAATTCAATGGGAGGAAATTCTGGAATTAAAATTGCAAAAGATGCAATTACATATTGTACCTCTGGTCTAGTCGATAGAAATAAAGGAATTACTCTCTCATATCTACACAAAGCTATCAAATCTCTCAATCAATTAAGAATGATTGAGGATAGTTTGGTCATATATAGACTATCCCGTGCTCCAGAGCGCAGGATTTTCTACATTGATGTAGGAAACTTACCGAAGGTTAAGGCAGAGCAATATCTTCGTGACGTAATGATGAGATATCGGAACAAACTTGTATACAACGCTGATACAGGAGAAATCCGTGATGACAAGAAGTACATGGCAATGCTTGAAGATTTCTGGCTCCCTAGAAGGGAAGGTGGTCGTGGAACTGAAATTTCTACTCTTCCAGGAGGTCAAAACCTTGGTGAAATCACGGATATTGAGTACTTCAAAAAGAAATTATATAGGTCGCTCAATGTACCCCCATCAAGAATGGACGGAGAAGGAGGATTCAATCTGGGAAGATCCTCAGAGATATTAAGAGACGAAGTTAAATTTAGTAAGTTTGTTGGACGTTTGAGAAAGAGATTCTCAAATATGTTCACTGATATGCTTAAGACCCAATTACTTCTAACAAATGTAATTACACCAGAAGATTGGGAGGTAATGAGTGAGCATATTCAGTATGATTTCTTGTATGATAATCACTTTACTGAACTGAAAGAAGCAGAATTAATGAATGAGAGATTGGCATTGGCTGCTACTGCAGAACCATATGTTGGTAAGTATTACTCTCAGGACTATGTTCGCCGCAAGATTATCCGTCAAACTGATCAAGAAATCATTGACCAGGATAAATTAATTGAGCAAGAGATTAAGGATGGTGTTATTCCTGATCCTGCTATACCAACTGATCCTGAAACTGGATTACCTTTAGATACTTTAGGCGCACCAGTTGGAGGAGCAGAACCTGATGCTGCTTTAAGATCTATGAATGTGGATACTGCTGTTGCAGATCAAGATGCTGATATAGTAAAAACTAAATCTAAACCAAAAGGCGGAGAGATATAATGGATAAAGATCAGCCTCGCAGAGATGAGGCTGATGAACCATTTTTAAGAGTAGACTGGAATATAAAGCATATTCGTCTATTACATACTGCAGTTTCTTATTATGTTGAAAGGATGTATCCTAAAAATATAAAGGATGTTGGTGGTGAAAAAGAGAAAATGGTTGCTATGCAAGAGATGCTTTATAAGATGATTCTTGAATTCAATTATCATTCACAATAAATAGTGTCTAAATAGTACAGTTACTCATTTGATATTTTTAAAATGGATGAACTTATGGATATGATTGCTGCGGATGATTCAGCTTCACAAGTCAGCGACAAAATAAAGGATCTTTTATATGCAAAGTCAGCTGGTAAAATTGATGAATATCGTCCTGCTGTAGCATCGGGTGTTTTTAATTCTGATAATGGACCCACTCAACCTGAAGTCGATGCAGCATTATCTGCTGAAACTGAAGTAGATGCTGAAGAACAAGAAGAAGAGTAATTATAAATAAAAGTAATAAATGAATTCTAAATAAATGGCTCATCAACCTGTAGGAACTGGTGCTTCAATAGCATTAACAACTGATACTGCGAACACTACGAGTAGTGGAATAGCTCAAAAATCAGATACTCTGAGAGTTGTTCTTGTCGGAGCTGATGCAGTACAAGGTGCTCATGTTGCTGTAGGAACAGATGCTTCTGCTACAACTGCAGATTATTACATTGTTAAAAATGAACCTGCATCTATTAGTATCGGTAGACCATCTTCTCAACGAGTAGTTGGAATTACCACAGGATCAACTACATTAATTGATTTTCCAGAAGGAACTGGATCACCATTTGTTGTAGGATCTCGTGTTAATTTAACAGTAACAGACCAAAGTTATTATGATGATGCAGTTGGTTTCGCAACTGTCTCTAAAGTTTGGGATGGAGCTGGAAGAAATGGTTATTTCTCTACTAGAATTACAGTTGATGCTAATACCTCTGGTATTGTAACAGACTATAGTTCTGATAATTATTCAGAATTGAGAAGTTCATTTAAAGTGAGTGCTTTATCTAAAGGTGGCGCAGTCACTGGAAAGAGTGCATTATATTATCAGCAAGTTCAAATTTCAGGGGAAGGTTGATGAAACTCATTACGGAAGAAATTGAATCAGTAGAATTTCTTATCGAAAATCGTAACGGTAAGAAGTCCATGTACATTGAGGGTGTTTTCTTACAAGGAAATATCAAAAACCGTAATGGTCGTATGTACCCTATGGAAACTCTTCGTCGGGAAGTGGGACGTTATAACGAAAATCACGTTGCTGCTGGAAGAGCTCTTGGAGAACTTGGTCATCCCGAAGGTCCTACCGTTAATCTCGATAGGGTATCTCATAAAATCGTCTCTTTAAAAGAGAGTGGTTCTAACTTTATTGGTAAGGCTAAAATTCTTGGCACACCAATGGGTAAAATTGCATCTTCACTTATTGACGAAGGTGTAAAACTTGGTGTTTCTTCAAGAGGTATTGGTTCATTGAAACCAACTCGTGAAGGAGTTAATGTTGTTGGTGATGATTTCATGTTAGCAACTGCTGCTGATATCGTTGCTGATCCTTCTGCT